GGCACAGCAGGTTCCCCCAGCAAGGAGAACTTATGTTCCGGTCTATTGGCTTCTTGACGGTCCCCCGAATCAAAGAAAAGCAGACTACTTCTGGAAGCAGACGAGCGATGGTACGACATATGGCAACACCATAGCAGGAAAGACATATTTCTCTCCTGACTTTGGTGGAACATATCCATTCGCAGATACGGATCCCGTTCGATTTAATACCATATGGTCATATGAGAACCGCGCGAATGCCAAGCAGTCGTTCATGAACTTCCTCAAGCAATCCAAGGATGTTGGCATCCTGTTCTCTGCTTGCAACGATGACAGCGAGGCAGGTGTTCCATATGGGCTTGGCAGTTACTATACCGACACCTTGGAGGGCGGCAGTGCAGCAGTTGATTCGTTTGCAATCAATAGTGCGTATCTTGAGATACCAGATGCTCGCCGCTTGAAGGCACATGTTCTTGACCCGCGATTCCGTGGAGTTACAAATAGCATCACAGGCAGAAGTTTTGCCGAGGAGTTTGAATATCACTATGGAAATATCCGCACGAACCACGGGCTTGGTGTCTGTGGAGCAAGTGCTGAAGCCATAATGGATTCCTACTATACCAATATCACGGACAGGTTCGACTACAGGACACCGTATGGTGGTGATAGGGATCGACAGTATCAATGGTATGCATGGAACTCCGCTCTATACACTTTCTGGCACGGAGATCTCAAGAGTAAGATAATCGGTGGTGGATTGAACGAAACTACTGGATTCGAAAACACAAGAAAGTATTCGTCGGATGTATATGCGACCAACGCCGCCGAGGCAAGATATGCCACTGATCTCAACGGGCATCACCGTGTTCAGGAACATATTCCTGGATATGGGCATGAGGTTCACTGCTATGGGCAGTTGAGCGGTGGGTATAATGCAGCGGGTCAGGGTGGTGTTGGTGGATTGATAAACTCGTTTGGATATCCTGCTGGTGCAACTACCACTGAGGAAGTTCGCTTTGGCAAGTTGTATGGATGGCATCCTGTATCTGAGGGGGGAATCACATTTGGATGTCCACCTTATCAGGCAATGATTGCGGATCTTCGCAGGATACGCGGAATCCTTCGTACAAGACCACAGGCATATCAGGATGGTATTCGTGTGTGGGTAAATGGATCTATTGCAGGAGAGTTTGGTGGTTGGTCTGGTGACACGCCATTTACTCAGTTCTATCAGGGAAATACATTCGCAAGAGAGTATTACCTTGAGGAGATATATCACCTATGCTTGAATGGAGTTGAATCAATAAATGTGTACAATGCAAATGGAGAGATGTCGCTTCTCCACGATGCATTGCTGACTTGGAAGCAAGTTAGCGGGAACACCCTTGCTGCACCATGCACCAATGCAACTGCAACTGTGGGCGCAACCGTGGACAGGATTGATCTGTATGAGGCAGGAACGAACATGGTGATAAGCGGAGGATATGTTGGAAGCACAGGAAATATTCTATGGAGAATGACGGCTCCACCTGGAAAGGTTCGTTTCGCAAAGACCACACAGGAGCAAGTGCAACTTGCAAGAATCATTCCAATACCCGCTGGCTCAAGGGGTGTGTGGCTTGTGGCTCCTGCATCTTATGGAATGCCTCAATATCAAAGCGAGTGACTTGACATTCAGTTGAACCGTGCTAGGATCTTGGCATGAACATCTTCGTTCTCAATGCAAATCCGATTCTTGCTGCCGAAGACATGTGCGACAAGCACGTTGTCAAGATGATCGTGGAAGGCTGTCAGATGCTTTCCACGATTCATCGCATGGCAGGTAGTCATGTCGCGTATGCTCCTGTGAACTTGTACAAGCAATCCTTTACCAATCATCCATGCACGGTTTGGGCAAGGCAGTCGTTTGACAACTACTTGTGGCTTGCCCGTCATACCCACAAACTTTCCTTGGAGTACTCCCGTAGATACGGAAGGATTCACAAGGCACACGACATGACGATTTGGTTCCTTCGGGTCATACCGCACATCGTGGGAACGGCAGACATGACTCCATTCGCACAGGCAATGCCCGATCAATACAAGCATTCAAATGCGGTGATTGCCTACAGGCAATACTATCTTGGGGAAAAGGCACGGTTTGCAAAATGGAAGGATGGACATGTTCCTGATTGGTTTCAGCAGAAAAATCCGATGCTCGGTCTAGAGGTTCCTGCATAGATACTGATGGAGTGAACGATGATCGTATTTGAAAAGATCCGTTGGAAGAACTTTCTTTCATATGGCAACTACTTCACCCAGATCACGCTGAACAAGTCAGAGATGACTCTCATCTGCGGGGACAATGGTGCGGGAAAGACCACCTTCCTCGACGCGATATGCTTCTGCCTCTTCGGCAAGCCGTTCCGAAACATCAACATCCCACAACTCGCAAACAGCATCAATGGCAAGGATTGCCTTGTCGAGTGTGAGTTCACCATTGGTCCAAACAAGTACTTGGTGAAGCGCGGACTGAGTCCCAAGGTATTCGAAGTCTACAAGAACGGAACACTGCTTGATCAGGATTCCAAGTCGAAGGACTATCAGAAGATGCTTGAGGAACAGATCCTCAAGATGTCCTACAAGTCCTTTTGTCAGGTCGTGATCTTGGGAAGCACCAACTACATCCCGTTCATGCGACTTCCTGCCGCAGACAGGCGATCCATCGTGGAATCCCTGCTCGACATCGGCATATTCTCGTCCATGAATGTGGTGCTGAAGAACCGAATCGCATCGAACCGCGAGGACATTCGATCCTGCGAGTCGGGGATTGAGATCCTACAGAACAAGGTGGACACTCAGAGAAAGTACCTCAACATGCTTGAGGAGAAGAGCCGTTCTTCCCTTGAAGGCATAGAGTCGGATATAGAGGAGAACAAGAAGACACGCGATTCCCTTTCCTCCGTAGTGGTACGCGGTGGCAATCTACTGAGCAATCTTTCCAAGAACAGGGATCTACTTCGCAAGAAGTATCAGGCTATCGCTGATCTGAACAAGATTCGCAACAGTCTTGAGAAGAAACTCAATGCATTGCAGATGGAGATATCCGTCTACATGACGGTGGAGGACATGACTTGCCCCTCCTGCGGACAGGCACTCACGGATGAACACCGCGAGAAGGAGACGAAGGCAAAGCAGGAGAAGGAAGGGGAGATCCGCAAGGCATTGCTCAATGTCGAGGGGATGATTGCAACCGAGGAGAAGTTCATTGAGGACAACAAACTTGCATCGGCAGAGACTGAATACAGCAAGTTGTCCGATATCCTCAGCGAACACAGGCAGAAACTTGGAGTTGCCGAGAAGATCCTTGAACGTCTGATGTCGGATGCGGAGAAGATCCGCAAGTCGCAGCAGACTCTTGACGATGAGCAGACTGCCCTTGAGGAACTTGAGGACAAGGTTGCTTCAGCAAGGAAGAATCTTGATGATCGTCTGCATGAGCAGAAGTTGCTCGCATCTGCACAGAACATCCTGAAGGACACGGGAATCAAGACCAAGATCATCAGACACTACCTGCCTATCATGAACAAGATGATCAACCACTATCTTGCTTGCATGGATTTCTTCGTGCAGTTCAACCTTGACGACAACTTCGATGAGACGATCAAGTCCCGTCATCGCGACGAGTTCACCTATGCATCCTTCAGCGAGGGAGAGAAGATGCGTATCGACCTGTCTCTTCTTCTTGCTTGGCGCGAGATCGCGCGGTTGAAGAACAGCACCAACTGCAACCTTCTTGTGCTTGACGAGGTATTTGATTCAAGCCTAGACGGAACGGGAATGGACGAGTTCATGAAGTTGCTCAAGAGCATGGGAGAAAGATGCAACATATTCGTCATATCGCACAAGAGCGATCAGTTGATGGATAAGTTTCAGGATGTATTGGTCTTCAAGAAGAAGAACAACTTCAGCAGGATACAATGACACACAAATATCTGAGGAACAAGTTCACAAAGGCATGGCAGTTTGCCGATGCCCATCTTTCCCGTGGATTCAGCAACGCAAAGGTGTCGGAGGAAGTGAAGGATATTCGCGAGATATCCTGTCATGGTTCCGAGGACTTGAACATCCCGCCCTGCGATGGCAGGGGAGACAGCAGGAAGTTTCCTGGATCGTTCGTCTGCGAGAGGTGTGCCTGTGGAGACTTCAGCCATACCCAACTCAAGAATCTTTCTGAGAGCCACTATTCAAAGTTGGACTATCCAAGGATCTTTTGCCCGAAGCAGATGCCTGGTTTCAGCAACTATGTTCCACTAACGATTTCGGAGAATGATATGAGAAAGAAGTTGATTGAGGAGACATTCGGTGTAGAGTACCTATCTGAACTACTGAAGAACAAGGAGAACTCAGGTGAGCAGGAAGTGGAGTGACAACGATTTCGATCCCCTCGACCGCACACATGCTTCATCGCGTGGGCGAAAGCACGAACGCAGAGGTCAGAGGCATGATCGCAAGCATCACCTGAAGGATCTCAAGGATATGGTAAACAACGGTGAGGACGTTGAGGTCGATGACATCATGGATACTTTTGAGGATGAACAATGAAGATCAGCAAGAAGACATTTGACATTCTGAAGAACTTTTCGGGAATCCGCTCGTCCATCTATGTGGACAAGGGAAACATGATCCGCACGGTGTCCCCTGCCAAGAACATCATGGCAGAGGTCAAGGTGGATGAATCGTTTCCCAAGCCGTTCGCAATCTTCGATCTTGGCAAGTTCATTGCCACTACAAGCCTGTTCAACGAACCCGACTATGAGTTCGATGACAAGTATGTCGTTGTGAACTCGCAGAAGGGCGGCGCGGTTCAGTACTTCTATGCCGACGAGAAGTTGGTCGAGAAGGCAAACAAGACGATCAAGATGCCCGATCTGACGGCAGAGTTCGACCTGTCGGCATCGGAGATCGCTGAGGTTCAGAAGGCAGCATCGATCCTGCAACTTGACACCATCTGCATCCGTAGCAATGCTACCACAGGTGGGATTGAGATCATCGCATTCGACCGCAAGATCGGCTTGAACAGCACATCGAACACCTACAAGGTTCCGATCAAGGCAACGATGGCACAGGCAAATCTTTCGGTCTACATCGACATCGAACTGATGAAGATGCTCTCCGATGACTATTCGGTCGAGATCGGCGGAACTGCCGTTGCCAAGTTCGTTGGAAACAAGAATGGCGTTACCTATTGGATTGCCCTTCGTTCAGACTCAAAGTAAGGAGTGAACAATGCTTGCTACAGATGAATATCTGTGGTCAGAGAAGTATCGTCCGCGCAGGATCGCAGACTGCGTTCTTCCACAGGATCTCTTGAAGACATTCAACGAGTCCGTAGAGAAGGGGCAGGTTCAGAACATGCTCCTTGCGGGTGGACCAGGCGTGGGAAAGACGACCGTTGCCAAGGCACTCTGCGAGGAGATGGGTTCCGATTGGATCATCATCAACTGCTCAGAGGATGGGAACATCGACACCCTGCGGACTCGCATTCGCGAGTTTGCTAGTTCAGTCTCTTTCACGGGTGGCACCAAGGTGGTCATCCTTGACGAGTTTGACTACTCCAATCCCCAATCCATGCAGCCAGCACTTCGTGGCTTTATGGAGGAGTTCTCAAAGAACTGCCGCTTCATCCTCACTTGCAACTACAAGAATCGCATCATTCAGCCGCTGCATTCCCGATGCACGGTGATCGATTTCCGCATCCCATCGGCTGAGAAGCCAAAGATGGCAAAGCAGATGCACAAGAGGATCTGTGCCATCCTTGACTCCGAGGAGATTGAGTACGATGAGAAGGTCATTGCTGAACTTGTCATGCGTAGGTTCCCCGACTTCCGCAAGTTGATCAATGACTTGCAGAAGTATTCCTTGGGTGGAAAGATCGATGTCGGCATCCTTGGCACGACTGCAAGCGACAAGGTTCAGGATCTCATCGGCTTCATGAAGAAGAAGGAGTTCGGTTCCATCCGCAAGTGGGTGGCTACGAACATCGACAACGATCATGTTGGTTTGTTCCGCACCATCTATGATGGGCTGTACGAGATCCTTGAGCCTCAGTCCATTCCACAGGCAATCCTCACGCTTGCCGACTATCAGTACAAGGCAGCATTTGTGGCGGATCAGGAAATCAACACTATGGCTTGTCTGAGTGAACTGATGGTTTCATGTGAGTTCAAGAAATGAGCAGCAATCCATTCGATTTCATGAACAGCATCAATCAGACCAAGGTCAATCTAATCCGTGATGAGGGAAGGGGGGCATCCGAGTATGCCCCCTATCTCATGAACAAAGGTCTGTCTCAGTTTCCCGACACGATCATGCAAGCAAATGCCATGAACCGCGTCGGGTTCTTGGACAAGCAGATGCAGTACGAGTACATGCTCCACTCC